ATGCAATACAAACAGAAGGCTTAACAATAAATTTAGTACATGGCTGAAATAGAAGTAGGATATGGCAATGTATTTGAAAAGACTAATAAAGCCTATAAGTCCGGGAAAAAAGTCATCATACATAGGGGAGGCACAGGATCGGGCAAAACAGAAGACATAATGATATTCCTTTTATTTGTTATCTGTCTCTCGATACCTAACTTAGTAATAACAGTTGTTTCAGAATCTCATCCTCATTTAGAGATTGGCGCAATACGCATTCTAAAGAAGCATTTAATCAAAACAGGTATATGGTCAGATAAAAATTACAACGGATCTATCGGTCGCTTTACTGCGCCAAATAAATCTATTATTGAATTTTTTAGTGCTGATCGTATTGGTAAAGCGTTAGGGGCAAGGCGTGACTGGCTTTATGGCAATGAGGTTAATTCTTTAAAGGAAGAGATCTGGGACGAGCTGGCACGAAGGAGTAAATACATAATTGCAGACTTTAATCCTACCGCTGAGTTTTGGCTCGAAGAATGGCTGCAAAATTACTTAAACACGATAGTTATAAAAAGCAATTATTTAGACAATCCATACTTGCCGGAGCATGAGCTCGAAAGGATAAAGCTAAAGGCTTCAAGAAACGCTAATTTTAAGAGGGTACATATTGATTGCGAATATGGAATATCAGAGGGGATAGTATTTGATAATTGGGTAACAGGTGACTTTGATAATGACTTACAGTTACAGTGTTTCGGTCAGGACTTCGGTTTTTCTGTAGATCCTACAACTCTGGTAAAAGTAGCAGTTGATAAGCCGAATAGAAAGCTATACTTAGACGAGTGTTTTTCAGAGGTAGGATTGTCTACAAAAAAGATAGCAGAGCTTAACCGTGCTATCACGGGTGATAGTGTGATAATAGCAGATGGTGCAGAGCCTCGACTGATTGATGAATTACGCAAAGAATATAAAATAAACATAAAGGCAGCTGTCAAAGGGCCTGGAAGCATAACAGCAGGAATAACAAGTATGCAGGGTTATGAGATTATCGTAACTGACAGATCTAATACTTTAAAGAAAGAGCTTCGTAATTATGTTTATCTTGATAAAGGCAGTAAGATATACATTGATGACTATAATCATAATATTGATGCTGCTAGATATGGTTTTAGTTTCTTGACAAAAAATAAAGTAGAAAATTGGGTATCGTGAGTATATTTAACTGGAAGAAGATAAAACCCGAAGATGACTACCAGCTCACTAATGAAGACTGGCTGCTTCTCTCTAATATGTTATATAAGAACATTAACAGGGGGCAGGCCATCAATTCATTTATAAACAAGACTGATTATATTGAAAAGGGATATGTGCGTAATGCTGCTGTATATTCTGTTATCTCAACGAGAGCAAATGCAGCAAAAGGTATCCCTTGGTTAGTGTATAAGGTAAAAAGCGGAAGCAAGTTAAAGCAGTATAAAGGGATAAGCAATAAGGCGGCGGACCTGCACAGGACTTTGACGTTAAAGGCTAGTGCACTGGAAGAGGTTAGTGATACAGTTGTAAACAGGTTACTTGAGAAACCTAATCCCTGTCAGTCATTCTCTGAAATAATTGAATCTATGTTTGTTTATAGGGACACTACTGGAGATGCCTATCTTGCGCAGGTGGCTAACCCGTGGACTAAAGAAATTATTCAGCTATTTGTTCTCCCTTCTGATAAAACTAAAATAATTGCAGGCCCATTCAATAATCCGATAGCTGGATACAGCTTTGATGATTTTTCAAAAGAGCTGATACTTCCGGAAAACGTTTTTCATTGGAAATATTTTAATCCCCAATGGGATGCTGATGGGAGGCAGTTATACGGTTTATCTCCTTTAGTTGCTGCATCGCAAAACATAAACTCAGATAATGCAGGAATAGATAATGAAACGTCATCCTTTGCTAACGAGGGAGTGAAAGGTATATTAACAGGAACAAAAGATACAGAGATAGAGTTTACAAAGGCCCAGTCTGACTTACTGCTAAAAAAACTTAGTAAGGCTACACGTAGAGCAAAAGAGGGAGGTGGAAGTGTTGCTTTCAACCGGGCGCCAATGGACTACATAAAAATAGGGGAGACGCCTGTAGATTTGGGTGTGCTCGATTCAAGAAAATACAATAAAGAAGTTTTATGTAATATATTTCAGATTCATCCATCTTTGCTTTCTTCTGATGCTTCGACCTTAAATAATTTAAGCGAAGCACGAAAGGCGCTTCTTACTATGTCAGTGATGCCCGACATGGATTCGTTAAGGGATAATTTAAACACGATGATTCAGCGAAGCTTCGGTGAGCAATGGTTTGTTGATTATGACATTATGGCTATCAGTGAGCTGCAAGACGACCTGGAAAAGCTTAGTAAGACACTTTACAATATGGACTGGATAAGTGCAAATGAGAAACGAGCAGCTACACAGTATGAAGAGTATGATAAAAGCACCACCAATCCGGCTGATATGATCTTTACAGATATGGGTAAAGTTCCGCTTGGCTATGGGATGGATTCGGGCTTTGATGATATTGATGATAATATTGATAAGATAAGAATATGACATGGGAGCAGACAAATAAAAAACGTTTGCCATTTATCAGGATGGGGGGAAGGCTTTTCAAAGGTATGTATAACGATATAAAAATGGAGTTAAAAGAAGTGCTAAAAGACAGGCATACACCGGAGTCAATAGTTGAAGCAGTAAGGGGCTTTCAGTTTGATGACGATATTGTACAGTCTGCTTATTTACGCTTCTATATACGCACAGGGATATATTTTGCAAAAGAAGTAAAGAAGGGACAACGGGGGGGATTAGAAAAGAAAGATAATAGTGAAGAAGTTTGGACTGCTATAATTGCCGAATATGTAAAAACAAGCGTAGGCAAGCGGATAGGGAGTGTTACAAGGACTGCATATAAAGATATTGAGAAGATAACGGCTGATGTGGTGGCTATAGGAATAAACGAGGGGTGGGGAATGGATAAGATAGCCAATGCGATAGTAAAAAAGCAGGGAGAGATAGATACATGGAAGGCTTTACGTATTGCACGTACTGAGGTAATCGCAGCATCTAACGAGGGCGTAATGGTTGGGGCTAGTGAGCTAGTAGGCAGCAAAGTGAAAGTTTGGATAAGCACCTTTGATGATAGGTCAAGACCTGATCACATGGAGATGGACGGTGTAAGGGTAGGGTGGAATGATAAGTTTATAGTTAATGGTGATCAGCTGGAATTCCCTGGCGATCCGTTAGGACTACCTGAAAATACAATTAATTGCAGGTGTGGTTACGAGGTTATAGTTGAAAAAGAAATATATTAATGGCAAAGACAGCGATCATAACAAGAGCATTTAACAGACTTGAATATACAGCAATGTGTATCAGAGAGGTTGATCGTATGGCTAAGGGGTCCGACTATGAGCATATCATTATAGAGCAAAACAGTAGTGATGGTACAAAACAATGGCTACAGTCGATAGAGAAAGAAGGTTATTACAATTTGAGGGTTAAGCACAACAAAACGAATACAGGCGATGCAGGAGGCATGAAGGACGGCTTTGATATGTGTAATAGTAAGTATATACTTCAACTAGATAACGACTTGATTCCATTAACTGAAAACTTTATAGATAAGTTAGCGGATATTATGGATAGCGATGATAAGATAGGCAGTATAATGTTAAAAAGAGAAGGAGTATCAACAATATTACCATTAGGAGATTTATATAAGAAGCATAATGATGTATCACTTTACAGGATGCCGAAGTTACATGGTATGTTTTTTAGAGTAGACTTATTGAAAAGTATTAATTACTGGAAACATTACAAACAGATAGGGTGGGTAAAAGATATTCCTAAAAAGATTGAAGAACTGGGTTATTACGCACTAAAAACACCTGATATAAGAGTTATGCACATAGATAGTACTACAGGGCAAAAGATAAAATACCCCAGATACTATGATAGCAGAATAGATAAAACGAATTTTAAGATTTTAAATTATTGATATGAAAAATTTCATCAGATGTTACAAGGAATTAAAAGACGTTGACCAAAAGGGGACTGTTGTTTTTTATGCAAACACGTTTTATAACGAAGATACGGATGGTGAAGTTTCTCTGCCCGGGTCTTTCAAAAAGACAGTAGCCGATATGGGTCCACGTCTCCGGCATTTAAAGTATCACGATACAAGACTTATGCCGGGCGTTATCAAAGAGATAACGGAAGATAAGGAAGGATTGCTTGTTAAGTCGAAGCTTATATTAGATACTCAATTAGGTAGAGAGACTTATGAGGAGTACAAGGCTATGCATGAAGGGGGCAAGCAGATGGAGCATTCTGTAGCAGTTGAGGCTGTTAAGTTTAAAGACGAGGACTCGATAAGGAAAGTGTCAGAGTGGAAGTTATGGGAGGTATCAACATTAACAGCATGGGGCGCAAACAAACAGGCTCTGTCCGTTTCGATCAAGAATATGAAAGATGCAACACGTGAGGACATTGAAAAGGAGCTGCTTTATTTAAAGGCTCTTTTGAATATTCGTTCTTACGATGATTACAAAGCAGAACAAATTGATAAACAAATATCATATCTTAATACATTAAAAGCCGTACTACAGCCGGAGCCGTCCACTGTGAGCAACACTTTTATGAGGGGATTTGGTAGCATTAAATAAATTATTAACTAAAAAATTAAAGAAATGAGTTATACATTTAAAAATATCACCTTGCCTGAAGATCATGGTTTTGGTGACGAACAATTAAAGTTCCTTCAGACTATTGATGAAGCCATGGTTAAATCTCAGGAACAAGTCTCTAATAAAGAGGATATTGAAACTATTAAGACTGATCTTGAAGCACAGATGAAAAGTCTTAAGACCGATTTCAACTACGACAAGCTTCAAGAGCAGATAAACGG